AATACATGAAAGACTTTAATGCTACAGCTAGTGCTATCAGGGCAGGTTATTCACCTCATACTGCACAAGAAATAGGTTCTCAAAACTTATCAAAACTTATCATTTTAACTGAAATAGAAAGACGTAAAGCAGAAATAAGTGAACAAAACAAAGTTGATACTCAATATGTAGTTAAGAAATTAAAAGATATAGTTGAAAAATGTACAGATGAAAACACTTATGATGCTAATAATGCCAACAAAGCATTAGTAACGCTCAGTAAATATACAGGTGGGTTTACAGATAAGGTAGAACAAAACATTTCAGGAACAACAGAAATTGTTTATCGTTGGGAAAATGAACCAAGTGGTGATTCTAAATGCAAAACGTAATTGTGAAAGAAGTTGTATTCCCATATACACCACGTCCAATTTGGGAACAAACAATTCATCCTGCTTTAGAAAAATATAGATTTAGTGTTATAGTTGCACATCGAAGATTTGGAAAAACCGTGGGTAGCATTAATCATTTAATAAAGAAAGCAACTAAAAATAAATTATTAAGTCCTCAATATGCCTACATAGCACCTTTTTTCCGACAAGCAAAAATGATAGCTTGGAATTATTTGAAATATTATACCGCTGTGATACCGAATATAAAAGTAAATGAAACAAATTGTTATGTTGAATTACCTTCACTTCACGGTGAAGCACCAGGTGCAAGAATTTATATTGTAGGTGCGGATAAGCCTGATGCTTTGCGTGGTACTTATTGGGATGGTGTAATTCTAGATGAATATGCACAAATTAAAAAGGAACTTTGGGGCGAAGTAATTAGAACTGCACTAAGTGATAGAAAAGGTTGGGCAGTATTCATAGGTACACCACGTGGGCAAAACCAATTTTATCAACTTTATCAGCAAGCAAGCAGAGATAAAGATTGGTATGTTTGCATGTATCGTGCCGATGAAAGCAACATAATTGATGAAGAAGAACTAGAAAGTATGAAGTCGCAAATGACACAAGCTGAAATCAGGCAGGAATTATATTGTGATTTTACAGCAAGTGCATTTAATGTACTCATAACAATAGATTTAGCAACAGAAGCAAGTAAACGAAAGAAAACAGAAGCAGATATATTATATGCACCTAAAATTATAGGTGTGGACGTTGCAAGGTTTGGTGATGACAGGAGCATTATACAACGTAGACAAGGATTAAATGCATTTCCACCTAAAATATTAAAAGGCATAGATAATATGGAATTAGCATCATTATTAATAGCAGAAATAAATGAGTTTGAACCTGATGCAGTATTTGTTGACGGTGGTCGTGGTGAAGGTGTAATTGATAGATGTAGGCAACTTGGCTATGATGTAATAGAAGTGCCATTTGGTGGCAGAGCAAATAAGGATGCAAGATATAAAAACAAGAGAATGGAAATGTGGGACGAAATGCGTTTATGGCTTGAAGCTGGTGGAGCAATACCAGACTTACCAGAACTTAAAACAGATTTAGTTGTACCTGAATTTAGTTTTGATAGTGCTAATAGGATGTTGTTAGAAAGTAAAGAGAAGATAAAAGAACGGCTAGGGAAATCCACCGATTTGGGGGATGCTCTAGCCTTAACTTTTGCCCATCCTGTATCTGCAAAAGCTAACAGATTGAAATCAGATAGCAATGGGCAATATTACGCCAATACGAAATATAATCCTTTCAATAGAGGAGGTAGATAAAAATGTGTTTATTTAGTACGCCAAAAATTCCAGCAACACCAACACCTGCACCTCCTGCTCCTGTTCAGCAAAACTTTACAGCAGATGTTACAACAGCAAATTCAGATGAAAAACGTAGACAAGCAAGTGCCAATGGTTTTAAATCAACCATTGCTACAAGTGGTTTAGGTGTAGCACAAGCACCAACGGTAAAACAAAATACGCTGTTGGGGCAGGGATAGGTGATGATATGGGACAAGAATTAAATAATATGAACGATAGTAGTTGTTGTGATACAAACACTATAAATAAAACAATATTAAACAAGCAATACAATGATTTATTTGCTAACACAGTAATGTGGAAATCAAAATGGAAAGACTTAAAGAAGTTTATTAATCCCAATTTAGGTAGTTTTGATGAGGATATGACAAATCAAGGTAGTAGGGATGATGAAGAACTAATCAATTGGGCAGGTTTTGATGCTAACAGAATACAAAGTGCAGGTATGCAATCAGGTATTAACTCACCTTCTCGCCCTTGGTTCAAACTGAAACTAGCAAATGAGCAATTAGGCGAAATAGATAGTGTAAAGAATTATTTAGCCACTTATGAAAGTACAATGTATAACGTATTAGCAAAATCAAACTTTTATAATTCGGCACACTCATTTTACGAAGAATTGGGATGTTTTGGTAGTGCTGTAATGCTTATTTTTGAGGACTTAAATAATGTAGTTCAATTTAATACACTAACTTGTGGTGAATATGCCATAGGATTAGGTGCTAATTTAAAAGTAAATAGATTAGCAAGATTATTAAGGTTAACAGTTAGTCAAATTATAGAGCAATTTGGTATAGATAATGTACGACCTCAGATAAAAAGTGCTTATCAGAACAAAAATTACAATGTATTTTATAGAGTGAAACATATGATTTTCCCTAATCCGAAATGTGACCCTGCAAAGAAATCCAATAAGACAATGGCTTACAGTGATTATTATTGGATGGATGAAGGGGAAGAAACTAAGTTTTTAAAAGAAAGTGGATTTACTAGTTGCCCTGTATGCTTTGCTCCTTGGGCAACTACAGGCAGTGATATATATGGTAAAAGTCCAGGATGGGCATCACTAGGGGATTCGAAGTCATTGCAACTATTAGAAACAGATACTTATATTGCTTCTGAAATGCAGATAAAACCACCAATGATTGCACCTTTATCTAGCTTACAAACAGGTGGTGTAAACATTAATCCTGGTGGTATTAGCCCATATACGCCAAATGGCAATGGTGATAGTAGCATTAGACCTGCTTTTCAAGTTAATTTCAACTTTCAAGAGATTGAGTTAAAGATTAAAAAACTTGAAGATAGTATTCATAGAAAATTTTTTGCAGACCTTTTTTTGATGCTAGAAAATATAGAACATACAGGAATGACAGCTACAGAGATACAAGAACGAAGTCAAGAAAAAATGACAATGATTGGTAACATATTGGAAAGGTTGCAAAACGATTTTCTAAGACCAATGATTGAACGTGTATCTGATTTGATGCATAGAGTACCAAATTTGTTACCACCACCACCACAAGAACTACAGGGGCAAAATATTGAAATAGAATATGTAAGTATACTAGCACAAGCCCAACGGATGACCTCTATTACAGCTATTCAACAAACAGCACAATTTGCAATTGGATTAGCACAGGCTAACCCTGCAATACTAGACAATATTGATTTTGATGCAGTGATTGATGAATATGCATCTAGTTTAGGTGTACCACCTAGTATGATTTTAGGTAAAGATAAAGTATTTGCATTGCGACAACAAAGGCAACAAGAACAAGCACAGCAACAGAAGATGGCACAAATGCAACAAGCAATGCAAGTAGCACAACAAGGAAGTCAAGTTGCACAAAATCTAAGTGGTTTGCCAATTGGCAGTGAAAATAATGATGCACTTAATGCATTGTTTGGGATTCCAGGAGGTGCAGGATAATGCAACATAGTACAAAAAATATACAAACAGAAATAACTCTAAAAAAGTTTAAGTTGTTAGCAGAACAAGATAAAGATGATTTATTGTTTATTCTAAACACGCCACAAGGAAGACGGTTTTTTTATAGTCTTTTAAAGAAATGTGGTTATGAAGCTACAAGTTTTACAGGCAATAGCACTACATTTTTCAACGAGGGACAAAGAAATATTGCTTTATTGTTATTGCAAGAGGTTAGCAAGTTAGGAAATACAGGTATTGAGTTAAAGCATATAGCAGAGAAAGAGTATTTATTTAATCAGCAAGACATTGAATTTAAAGTAGAACAAGAATTTAATAACAAATATTAATTTAAAGATATGCTTTTTGACATTGCATATCTTTTTATATTTAAAAGCACATAACGGAGGTTATTTAAAATGGAAGAAAGCAATCAATCTGCTGTACATGATAACACAGCGACAGCAGATAGCACCGTAACTACTACCACTAACACCAATAATACTAATACTACTAGCTCAGATACTTTATTAAATACAAATACAACATCAGTGGAAAGTAATACAACGATTGATGAAAAAAGTAATGTAGAAGATAAAGTAGTTGAAACAGAAAAAACAAATGAAAGTGAAATTCCTGAAGCTTATGAGGATTTTAAAGTTGGCGATGGTTTGGAGTACAACAAAGAAGCATCGGAACAATTTAAAGTAGTGGCAAAGGAACTTGGTTTAAGTCAAGAAAATGCACAAAAGCTTGTAGATTATCAATCTCAAAATTTAAAGTCTGCTATGGATGCTCAAACCAAACAGCAAAATGAATGGAAAGCAACAGCAGAAAAAACACATGGTAAGGATGGAATCGAACAAGCAAATAGAGCATTAACAACTTTAGCAAAACCTGAATTTGTTGAATTTTTAAAATCAAGTGGTTTAGGTAATCATCCCGAAATGATTGGTGTTTTTAAAGAAGTGTTTGCAAAGATTGGTGAAAGTTCATTTGTTTCCAATAACAGCAATGGTAGTGGAATTATGAGAAATGATTATTCAGGCATCTATAAAATGGATAAAAGTTTTAAAAAGTAAATAAATAGTCGAAAAATAATCACTTCAATTTATGAAGTGGTTTTTTAATTTTAGGAGGTAATTTTAAATGGCAATTTTAGGAACAAATACAGTAACATTGAGTGATATTAAGGCGAGATTAGACCCAAATGGTATTTTGGCAAAAACAGTAGAGGTATTAAATTTAGAAAATCAGATTTTATCTGATATGCCTTGGCTCGAAGGAAATCTTCCTACAGGCAATCAAACAACACTTCGTTCATCTATTCCAACAGTTGGTACACGTGCCCTAAATGATGGAGCTGCACAAGTAAAAAGTACCACCAAACAAGTAACTGATACATGTTGCTTGTTAGAACAAAATAGTGAAATTGATAGAGATGTATTAGCAATTCAGAACAATCCAAGTGGTTATAGACTTTCCGAAGATTTAGCAGTAGCAGAAGGTTTTAGACAAAAGGTAGCTAGTTTGCTGTTCTATGGTGATACAAATGCTGATGCTACACAGTTTAATGGTTTTGCACCACGTTTTTCCACTATGGTTGGAGCAAACAAAGGTAATGCAAGTTATCAAGTAGTAGATGCAGGTGGTACAGGTTCAGTAAATACTAGTGCTTGGTTTGTTAATTGGGGTGAAAACTCAGTTTGTGGTATATTCCCACAAAACAGCACAGCAGGTTTAAAAATTGATGATATGGATATCCAACGTGTGCTTGGCCCTAGTGGAAATCCTTTCTATGCCTATTGTACAAACCTCCAATGGAAGCCAGGACTTGCAGTTCAAAATTATCGTGGTGTAGTTCGTGTAGCAAATATAGATACTACTAATTTACAAACATTTGCAACTGGCTCTGATGTATCTCCACAACTTATTATGAAATTCATCTTGGCTATGAATAGAATTGGTTCTAATTTAAGTGGTCAAACAGTGCTTTATGTAAATGAATTAGTATATAGCTATTTCCAAGCAATGCTTTCTTATAAAGGTAATGTATATATTACTCAGCAAACATTATTGGAAAAAGCACCACAATTATATATCCTTGGTATTCCAGTTAAGAAATGTGATGCTTTGTTAAATTCAGAAGCACGTGTAATCTAATAGAAATTTACAAAAAAAAGGGTATGCACAAGAGCATACCCTTAAATATTAGGAGGAAATGAATAATGATAAGAGATAACGCTTTAACATATAGTTTAACACAAGCAGTAACAGCCGTGGGTAGTACAGATAGTACAAATGCAATTGACCAATTAGCCCCTGGTGATGCATACACAGGTTTATTTTTGGATATGCAAGTTGTACAGGCATTTACAAGTGGTGGTAGTGCAACATTAACGGTAAATCTAATTACAGATTCTAGTTCAGCTTTTGCTACTGCACCTGCAACTTATACATTGGCTACTGCAATTCCTGTAGCATCTCTAACAGCAGGTACAGTATTGTTTAAAGGTCAATTGCCACAAGGTATGAAACGTTATAGAAAGTTGGTTTATGTTATTGGTACAGCAGTGATGACAGCAGGTACAATTACAAGTTTTGAAACGCCAGATATCCAGACAAACAGACAGAACTAAATGTAAGAAATAAACCGTATAGAAATATACGGTTTATTTTTATATCTATAAATAGAAGGTGAAATAAATGATATTAAGAGCGAAGTATGATTCATGGGGGTTTCTTGGCAGGTCTTGGTTTGAAGGTGACTTTACACCTGATTTAACAGAAGAAGAACTAAAAGACCCTAGCATAATTCATTTTGAAACATTAGATGGCTCAGAAGTAATACCAAAAATTAAAGAGATAGAAACATATCATACAATTACAGAAAATAGAAAATCCAATGCACCAAAAACAGGCATTTTAGCAGATAAGAAATAAGAGTAATTTCTCTTACTCTTATTTTTTTATTTAATAACGAAAATTAAAGAGGTGGAAACCTTATGAATATTATAGATATTTGTAATATAGCATTAAGTACTATAGGACAAAGCACCATAACAGATCTGAATGAAAGAAGTGTAGAAGCAAAACAATGTAATATACATTACGCTGTTGCAAGGGATGAAGTATTAAGAGAATTCCCTTGGTGCTTTGCAACAGGTTCAGTTAATTTAGCATTAACTACAAATAAAATTACTGGTTGGTCTTATGCTTACCAATACCCTTCTAATGCACTTGCTTTAAGAAGAGTATTTGATATTAACGATGCACTAAATACTACTAAAACATTAATTTATGACACTGTAAGCGATGGTGTAAATAAATATATAGTTTGTCAAATACCATCAGCATGTGCGGAAATAACATATTCAATATCAGACCCGAATTTATTCGATAGTCAATTTATTTCCGCACTTGCATTAAAGTTAGCTGTTAAATTAATATTGCCACTTACAAGCAATGATAGTAGAAAAAATGCATTATATCAAGAATATGTCGCTGTTTTAAGGTCTGCACAACTATCTTCTGCATCAGAAAATAACTTCACACCTCAATTATCACAAACTTACATAGATGTAAGGAGGTAGTGAAAAATGGCTAATACTTACATTCAAAAGAACTCATTTAGTGGTGGGGAAATAAGCCCTGATATGTGGAATAGAAGTGATTTCGCAAAGTATAATACATCAGCTAAAACAATGTTAAATTTCTTTCCACATCCAAGTGGTGCAGTTTCTAATAGAGCAGGACTGCAATATATAGCAAGTGCTAAATATCCTAATAAAAAATGTAGATTGATACCATTTCAATTCAGTGTTCTGCAAGATTATGTATTAGAATTTGGGGATAAATACATTAGATTTTTTATGAACGATGGGCAGATATTAGATGATGTAACTATTTATGAAATAGTTACACCTTATGCGGAAGTTGATTTGCCACTATTAAAATTTA